CTTGGAAGTTATTATTAATTTTCGACGCACCTTGCCTTAATGTGTCACCTTGACCATCATTAGGTAGGATACCGTCGTTTATAAGTTGTCGTGCCATTTTTCCTACTACTCCTATCCTCTATCAAATGTTATGTCACTGTCGTCAAATGTGTATGCTTCTTTGTCAAAAGTAAATGGTGATATGACTGAATCTACACTTTCAGAAACGTCAGGGTATGTTACCACACCTTCACCTTTTTTACTGTTAACTCTCACGCACAGTTCGCCGTCATCGTTTATAAAATAATCCAGATTGACATCGTCCCATCTGAATTGTTCGTATCTTAAATTCAAGAAAACTTTTTCATGATTAAGATCACGCCCTTCAAAGAAATCATATCCTTGATCAAACTCGGTAAAATCATTTGCCGCCGCTCCAGGATTGTTCACTTGAATACTGTCATTACGAGCCAATTGGTCAACTCTACCAAGGTACAACATACCTTCGTCTGTACGATATAATCCATAGAAGTATCTGTCTTTGATTCCTTCTTTCAAATATACGTTTACACTTTGACCAACACTCTGTGTCATCTTATGTTATCTCCACAAAACTTGCAACAACATCCAAAGAATCATTAATGTTTGCTGTGCAAAATAATTGATTGTTTTCTGCAACAATAAGTTTTTCACCTGCATTCAAAACTCTTAAACTTGAATTAGGTGCTATAAAACAATCTTTAATAATAAAACCTTCTACTGATGTTGTATCTTTTAAAGTTACACTTGCTCTTACTACTGAATCAGTTAAGTTTGCAAGACTTAATCCAACAAAAGTTGTATTAGTTCCAGGATCTGCTGTGTATAATTCAACAGGAACAGTTCCTATGTTTTTGATTATTGTGTTTTTAAATGCCGTTGCCATCTCAAATCTTATCCATATGTTAATGCAATTTTAATTGCAATTTCTGTTGCGTCAAGAATACTAACTGCTCCAGAACTTCCAGCAATTGATCCCCAACTAGTACCATCATACAACTCAACCCTTTGGTCATTTGTGTTGTACCTGATCATACCAGTAACACCAACACTTGGTCTATCTACGCTTGTTCCAGTGGGTAAAACGAATCCACCAGCCTGTGAAACGTCGATATAACCGTCTCCTGTGGTCCTAAAAACCGTCGGACTGTCGGGTACACTATTAGTTATCGTATTTCCTTCAAAAACAAAGTCTTCTACTTTGATTGTACCTAAACCATTAGCATTTAAGACTAAATCTTGGTCAGTTCCAGTAGTTGATATTGAATTTCCTTGTAATAATAGATTATCTACTACCAATTTTTGCACGTCAAATCTAGTTGAGTTGACATCTGCAACTAACTGACCTGCCGCATAAAATCTTAAAGTGTCATCGTCATCACCTGGGTTCAGTTCCGCAGTAATATAAGTGTCTTGGTCAATATCCGATACACCTGCTAACGGAATCCAATTTCCATCATATCCTTCAAAGAATCCTGTATCTGTATTATAACGCAACATACCAAGAGCCGGAGATCCAGGTCTTTCTGCTGTTGTTCCTGCTGGAACTTTTACTGCTCCAGTACCATCAACTCTAAATACGCCTGTTGATGGATTGATAGTAATATCATTTGTGTTTGAAATAGTATCACCATTTATACTAAAGTTTTCAACATTTACATTTCCTGTACCATTAGTTCTAAGTTCTAAATCTGCATTAGAATCAATAGTTTGGATAACGTTGTTGTCAATTTTAATACTATCTGTCTGTAATTCTCTAGTGAATACAGTGTTCCATCTTTTTGTTGCAGTTCCTAAATCATATAAATTATCAACTGCTGGTCTAAGATCCGAACCTATACCTGCTGTAATATTAATTGAGTCTGTTGTTTCATCACCAATAGTGACATTACCGCCAATTGTTATGTCACCTGTTACATCTAAATTTCCTGTAATTGCAACATTATTTTGCAAGTTCATTAAATCAGTGTTAGAATCGAAATTTACATCACCTGTTAAACTTTCAATAGTATTACCACTTATTTTGATATTTCCTGTTTCAACACTTGAACCATTAATTACTGTGATGTCAGCACCAGTTGTAAAAGTAACACCTTGATCAATGTCTATGTTTAATGTTGATGTAGTAAAGTCAACTTGTCCTGTTTCCTGGTTAACATAAAATTGATCACCAACTCTAAAATCACCTTTGTGGTCAACAGACGTAAAGAATATACTTGCGTCATTTTGTTTTACAATTTCATTTGTTTGGATCACTGTATTTGCATCATTTGAAACTTCTTTTCCATTTCCTATGTAAGCAAGGTTGTGAGATATCAAATACATTCTTACACCAATACCATCTCCCCATACTCCATAATTTCCATAGATAGAAGCAGATGCAATCGCACGTACTTCTGCACCAAAGTCTGCATAATCAACAAGAGTAAATCTTTCAGCAGTTGCACCACCACTAAATCTAATGTCTTGTGGAAGTGTTAATGTTTCAGTAAATGATGTTGAGCCGTTGTCACCATTAAATCTTAAAAGTAAAGATGTTTGCGTTGTTCTAGTTAATTCTGCTGTCGGTGGAGTAAAGTTTGTGCTGTATAAAGAAAAACCTTTTATAACTCTGAAATCATCTAGATATCCGTTGAATCCGTTGTTATTAGAATAATTATTTCCTATTGTTAAAGGTTTTGCACTTGCTAAATTTGTATTCATGTACAAGTTTGTGTTATCAACTATACCATCTTCTGCGTCAATTAATAATAAAGTGTCAGTTGTGTTAACTAAATTATCTGGCGTAAATGCTGAAGTGTATTTTGCACTAGAACTTACTCTAATAGCATCCATATATCCAGAAAATTCATTTGTGCCAATAGCATCGTACCTTGCTCCAATTCTACATGGAGTTGTTGCACCTAAATTATTTGCAAAAGTAAATGTAGCGCCTAACACACCATCTAAGAATAATCTTCCTACGCCTGCCTGTCTAGTTAAAGCAACATGATGCCAATTAGAAAGAGTAATACCAGTAAGTTCTGCAATTACAGAACCATTTACATATAAAAGTAATTTGTTGTTTGTTGGAGTAATATACATCCAAACTTTATTTTCAGTTGCGGTTGTTCTAAAATCATAAACAGTTTGCTGTGCAGTAGAATTTGTTTGTATCCATGCTTCAGCAGTAAAGTCACCTGTGCCAAATCCAAAGTCGGCTGTGTTTGCAACATCTATGCAATCATCTGCACCATCAAATTGCACTGACTTATCGCCATATTTTTTAATTGATGAATTAGTTGTAACTCCGTCATTCGAAGTTAAAGTTTTTGGATTTCTTGTTTGTCCTGAATTTACACCGTCTATAAAAATTTTAGTATAACTGTTTCTTCTAGAAACTGCAAAGTGTGTCCAAATGTTATCATTGAATCCGTTAGTTCCTGTTAGCACATACGAACCATTTAATAATATTCTTGGTGTGCTATTGCTGACAGACACTTGTATTCCGTTGTCATTACTTTGATTTGCTCTAGTATCAAACAGTACAGTTGTTTGTGCTTGATTGGATCTTACCCAAGTTTCGATTGTAAAATCATCTGTACCAAAGCCAAAGTCTACACTATTTGCTGTGTTCGTTCCATCAGCAGTGCCACCTAGTTGCAAACTACTTTGTCCAAACTTTTTAATACTTGTATTCAATTGAGCGTTGCCATTAGCAACCATTGTTTTTCCGCCTGATTCAGGTGGCAATTCAAATCCTGTTACTTTCCCGTTAATAGTAATTCTATTGCCATCCACTGAATCAATTGTTGCAGAACTTATTACTTGTCCACTGTCATTGTAGTAGAATATTGTTTCTCCAGCAGTAATGGAACCACTTATTCCATCAACTCTTAAATTTGTTTGTCCTTGTCCAGCAAGTCCTGATACTCCATCATATGCATAAATTGATCTATTTGCAAAATACGTAAATGAGTTTAACCATTCAACTCTTACTCCGTTTGTTAAAGTTAAAGCATCAACACCCGGTGTAATCATAGTGACGTTTTGGAATAATGCACCTGCTTCTCTACTCCAAGCAGTTGCCATTGATCCATCTAAAAATGCACCTTTACCTGCATCTCCTGAAGCAAAACCTCTTGGATCATTTGCACTAGTTGTTGTTCCTTGTGTTAAGACAGTTACGTTTCTGATGTATGGAGATCTAGATGTTACTGCGTATCCGCTACTGTCACCATTAGAATTAAATCTAAATGCGTGTCCTGTATTGTTTACAGAATCAAAATTAAATCCTGTTATTGTTAAATCTTCAATTGTAACTTCACCGTTTAAAATAAAACCATCATTAGTTTTTGTTGGAGTTGTCGGTTGTATAGTAACTGCTCTTAATCCATCACCTCTTACTGATACACCCACTGGCACAACCATTGGGAAAGTTTCTGTGTACGTACCTGGATATATGTGAATATGATCACCTGATACAGCAACTGATAATGCTTTTGTTAAACTTGCGTATGGATCATTTTGGTGAGTTCCTGTCTGTAAATCATCACCGTTTGTTGCAACATAATAAGTTTTTCCTGGTCTTGCAGTCAAATCTAGACCATTTACTGTGATATTTCCTGTCAACGTTAGGTTATCAACAGTTAAGTTATTTGCAAATACTTCGTCCCATCTCTTGTTTGCTAGACCTAAAGTGTATGTGTTTGACGCATCAGGTACTAAATTTGATGCCACATCAGCATTAATTGTAATAGTATCAGTATCTTGGTCACCAATTTGGATATTTCCGTCTGCTCTAATATTTCCAGTTGCGTGGATATTACCCTCGACTCTTGTGTCACCACGTACTTCTACAGTCCCTGTTCCACTTGGTATAATTTCAAAATTTTGATTAGTGTCTGTTGCAGTGATTGTGTTGCCATCTATAATTAAATCATCAACTAATAATCTGTTATTGTAAACAGCACTATCAGGTGTAGCAAGGTTTAATTGATTTCCAGTTGTTGTAATGCTATTAGCACTTATTGTAACATTATTAATTTGTGTGCTATTTGAAACTTGTAAATCTGTTGTTCTGATTGTTCCTGAAACGTCTAAAGGATATTGAGGACTACTTGTCTTGACCCCAATTCTGTCATTATTAACATCTATGTATAATAAGTCAGTCTCAAACGCAAGGTTTCGTCTTTCCACTGGTAACGTGGAACGAACGAGATTTGCCTTTAAGAGCGGACCTGAAATTCGACCAACGGCCATTTATCTCTCCTTTAAACGGGCATCTTGTGCCTCTAACCCAATTTTCATTCTTTGCTGTTTAAAGACTCTTCGCCGGTTAACCACGGTTTGTCCTGTCAGAGTATTGGTCATACTAAAACATTAATACTATTTATTCACGTTTTGGTATTTGATTCTATTACAATAGAATTATGCTAAAATAAGATCGTAAATTACGTTAAGTTCTTGAGCATAATCCTGCGTTACAGTGATTGTTTGGGATCCAACAGAAGTTACCCATTCTGTACCAGTATATACTTCTAATGTGCTATTGCTTTCATTCCACCATAATTCACCCTGTCTAGCGACCACAGGACGCACTGCTTGGGTACCGTATGGCATAACTGCCGCTTTAGTTGTATCAAAGTGCAAATAAGTGTTTCTTACTGTACCATTAAAGCCAAAGTCAAGGTCATCGTTTGTAGTTGTTACAAAGATATCACTGTTGCCTATTTCAAAACTTGATGAATCGAATAATACCCTACCAGCGCCATTTGCCGAAACTCCACCTTGTCCACCATTTGAGCCAACAGAGATTGTATTTCCATCTAATTTTGTTTGATTATTAGAACTTACTGCAATAGCGTCTAGAAAACCAGCACCAGTGATTTGTCCTGTTGCGACACCACCTGCAAAGAAAGTAAATTGATTACTTGCTGTGCTAATGTAGGTATCTTTATCAAAGTCAGTTACTCCACTAATAATGCTTGGTCCGGAAGTGTATGAAACAAAGTTTCCTAAAGACGTGTTAAATCTTAAAGATTGTGCTGTTGCAGGATCTTGCCCTGATGTTCCAACAGGTAATTCAAATGCACCAGTCGAGGTAATACTTGTTGTTGCAGAATTACTGTTAATTGCAACATCACCACCTGCATTCGAAATATTTGTTTTAAAATCTAAGTCACCGATTTTTACGTAACCAGTTCCAGATCCACGTAAAGTAAGATCCTGATTGGTATTGAATGCTGTAATGTAATTGTTATGTATTTCTATATCTTCAATTACTGTTTTAGAATTGTTTAACTTTTTCCATTGTTTGTTAATTTGTCCTAAATTACTTGCACCATCAGTACTTGGAATTAAATCTTGGTCAATATCCATACTGAAATCTATAGTATCATTGCTATCATTACCAAAGTTAATTGCCGAACCACCAATTGTTACATTGTTTGATACAGTTAAATCTTTTTGCATATTAACGTTGCCAAGGAAATTAATCGTTCCACCTGCAGACGTTACATCAATACCATTCACAATGGATTGTATTGTGTTGTTTGAAATCCTAAAATTACCTGTTTCTATCTTGGTAGCATCTATAAATGTAATATTGTTTCTTCCAATCGTTAAACTAGATCCTGTAAGATCAGATCCTGTCACGTCAATTGTTGTTGTTCCTTTAGATGCATCAACAAAAAAGTTATCACCAACTCTAAAATCACTTCCTTGGTCTTGACTGACAAAATTTACTTGAGCACCGTTTAATTCTAAAACTTCAGCAAATTGATTCACTAGACTAATATCATTTGTGACATCTTTTCCTACACCTATGTAAGCAAAATTATGACTGATTAGATATGCTAAACAACCGTTTCCATCTGCTTCTACACCTTTGTTACCATAAATGTTAGCACTTGCAATACTTCTAACTTCATTTAATGTGCCTTCAGTAACAGCATTCGCAGTGGCACTTTTGAATAAGTGTGCTGTTGTGTTGCTTGATACACCAACGTTACAAGTAATTGACGTTGCAGTAGTTTCTGTAATTTTAACTTTTCTACCTGAATATGGATCAGTTGATCTTGGGTAAGTATGATCAGTTTGGTGATTGTCCATTGCACACGTAAAAGTTAAACTGTCGTTAGCAATAGTAATTGTTTCCCCAACTCTCATTGCGTGATTGCCGATAGTTAAATTCATTATACCGGTTACTGGATCATAAGTTCCTGCTGTAGGTGTATATTGAGGTAATGTATGTTCCATATACACACCTCTGTTTGCAAAGTATGTAAAACAATCTATAAACTCCATTCTAGCACCATTTTTGATTGTTACTGCATCGACACCTGGTGTAATGAATGTAACTGAATTCAACAGCATACTTGCCGCATAACTTGAAGGGTCTACAACTGATGCATCTAACAACACACCTTTTCCAGCATCACCACTATCAAATCCTCTTGGATCAGCAACTGTGATTGTTGAACCTTTTGTTAGAACTGTAACGTTTTGAATGTATGGACTTTTTCCAATTAAGTTGGCATTTGGTGCAAATCTTAAACCATGTCCTGTATTATTTCCGCTGTCATAATA